CCCCGCCGCTCGGGAGGGAGTTAAAGATGCGCCCCGGCTGCGTTGGCCGGAAAATCTCAGGGCCGCGCTCACCGACAAGGTACGTCCTGCCGGATGCGACGGGACCGCCTGTTGCACGATAGCCTGGCACGGCCGCGTTCGCCTGCGACGCAGGAATGCCCCCGCCAAACGCAGGCATGATCATCGACAGCCAGCGCGTGATCATCTGATTCATGACAAATTTCACGATGGCATTCAGCATGTTTTTGAGCATGTTCGAAAATGCATCTTGTATGCCTTTGAATCCGTCTGTGAGCACGTTTTGAAAGCCGCTTGTAAAGCCGTCGGCCATCGATGTAAAGAGCGAATCCGTCATTTCCTTCATCTGCGCGCCCGCATCCCGCAGACGCTCATACTGCTCCTCGAGTGTTGCACGCAGTGCTTCCTGCGTTGTCTGCGGAGACTTGCGCAGCGCCTCGATGCGCTGTTGGTCGAGCTTTGCCATCTCGGCAGCCGCCCACTGTTCTACGGCGACACGTGCCTCCGCGGAGTCCTGTGTCAGGGCGACCTCCTTCAGGCGGTTCTCCTTCTCACGATTGAGTTTTGTTACACCGATCTGATACGTCGCTTCCGCTTCTGCACGTACATCCTTGTTCACCTGCGCCCAGGTAAGCTTTGTCTCATTGCGTAGGTCTTCGTTCGCCTCGCGCCATGCCTTTGTGACCTTTTCCTTGATAACGTTGGCGTATTCGTCGAGCTTTGCACGCAGAGCCGTCGTATCGATGCCGAGATCGGATGCCTCCTTGATCTGTGCTTGCATTTGCTCCATCTTCTGACGGAGCGCATCCATGCCCTTCTCATAAGTTGTACCGATCTCGTTGGTGATGTCATTCGCAAGAGACGAGATGCTCTGCTGTACCTTTTCCGTAAGGCTCTTGATCTTTTCGGCGAGACGCTCTGCCTCGCGCGCCGCTTTATCCGTGGATTTATGGGCTTTTGACTTTTTGCCGCCGTCCCACGTTGATGCCCCGGTGCCTTTTTGCACTGCTGCCTCAGTACGCTGCGGAACGATAACATCACCGTCGGGACCATCGCCGATTGTTCTCCGGCCACCAAACCCGTGTGTAGCAAGGTAAACGCGTCCACGGTTACGTGTTTCCTCAACTGAACCGCCCATCCAATCGGATATCCCATTGCCGATGTCCGTCGCTGCCTTGACGATAGCGAGTTCCTTGAGCGAGGATATCGCCTCGTCGACCCACGCTATAAATTCCCGCACATATCCGGCCGCAGCCGCCATTGACTCGTAGACCCAATCCGCGACAGCCTGGAACGTGTCTTTGAACGTATCGACGATAGGAGAGACCACAGCATCAATCTCCGCCACGATCCCCGCGATAAACTCAATCGCGGCCGTACAGAAGTCCGAGACAATCTCCTTTGCAGAGTTCCAGAGGTCTCCCGTGATGCTGTAGATATAATCCCACGAATCCGCAATATTCGTCTGCATCTCAAGCATAACCTCAAGGACGGTATCGAGGACGCTCGCGATGGCGCCGATCGCTCCATAGGCAAAGCGCTGGATCGCTGCAAAAATAGGGATGATCGGGCGGAGCGCCGTGATCGCGATATTACCGATGTCCAGCAGAACATCCGCGACCTTCGTCAGCGCCCATAAAATCGTGTCAGTGTTTGGCTCAATATCCAAAAAGGTCTTTTTGACGCTCTCCGCAAATGCCGAAGCTTTTTGGAGCAGATCATCGGGCAGGATTCCGGCAAAGATGCTTTTCCCTCCCTGCGCGTTCGCAAGCATCGTGTCCGTGATGTTCTTGATCTCGAGGAGCACGTTCTTCGCGTGGTCGAAAATCGGGAGTCCGGCAAGACCGAATGCCTGACCGATGTTATCCTTGATGTTCGAAAGTACGCCCTCGAACGTTTCCGACTGCTTTTTCATCATGTCCGGAAAACGCTCGTTCATGCCATCGATCAGCGCTCTAATCGCAACATTGGCGTCGATGCCAAGCTCGCCGATGCGGGAAAGCTCGTCTTTGGTTAGCCCTAGATTCTTCGCGAGGATGTCCTTAACCGGCACACCGAGCTGAGCAAGCTGCATAACATCCTGCCCCATGAGCTGACCGGTCGTCCGGATCTGCCCGAACACGAATGCCAGATGATTAAATCCATCCTGCCCGCGCCCGAGTCCGGATGCAGCGTTGCCGAGTGCCGTGAGTGTCGGAATAATCTCCTGCGCGTCATATCCAAACGCGAGGAGCTGCTGCGCAGAACTCCGTACGCCCGGCATTTCAAACGGCGTTTCCGCTGCAAATTTCTGCAGGTTTGCGATCATAGTGTTCGCCCGGTCCGCAGAGCCGAGCATCGACGTGAATGCAACGCGGGTCTGTTCGAGCTCCGCATTGTAGTCAATAAATGCAGACTTGCCCGCAGAGAGTGCCTTTTCCACGGACAAGATCGCAGCCGCGGCAGCGAGAGCTTGAGGGGCAAGCCTGCCGAAGCTCGCGGTCACGCCCTCGACATTCCCCTCTGCGCCATTGGTATTTACTCTGAGATTGACGACCTTATCACGGATGCCCGCAATCTTATCCTTGACGCTCTGTACCGCAGACTGTGCCGCATTCGTATTTGCACGGACGTTGATTGTCTGGTCTTTGATCGAGCCGATCGATGCACGCACCTTCTCGATTGCCGCTGTCGCGTAATCCCGCGCCCGTATGGCAACAGAGATCTCTTTATTTGTCACTGCTTCGATTCGCCTCCTTCAAAAGTAATCCCTCAAGCACTTGTATTTTGTGCAGCATAGCGAGGTCAAGAGCAATCCCCAAGACCTCGGCCACCTGCTGCATTGCAGTGTAGTCCAGTCCGACTACTCCCGCGAACGACGTGCGCAGCTGTGTCTGCGTATGCTTCCACAGATACCACGCCTCTTGATTCTCGCCCATCAGCACTGGCCGCTCGTACTCACATCCGGAACATGGGGGCTCGTGCCCTTCCTGCGCATACACCTCACGGCAAGATGCGCAGTATTCCGGAGCATCCGACAGCTCCCACCGATAGACGGCCTCTAGTTTTTTACTTCGGTCTCCCGACCGTACGTCAGGGCATAAGTGTCCGTCGCAATCCGGAATGCCTCACTATACGGCATATCATCCGTGATCTGATCCCCGTAGACGTTGTCGAGGATCCAATCAACCATCCCCGTAGTCGCGGCGGCACTGTCCTCCTTATCCGCAAAAGCGGGGTCATACCCCGCCTTGCGCAGCTCCCGCATCTCCTTGACCGTAAGAGAGCGGATTGGGATAGCGTGCTTCTTTTCGTCTGCCATGTGTAGTTACCTCCTGTTTAGTATGCTTCCTGTTGATTCTTCAGTGTTACCGTCACGATGCTCGCACCGTCTGCCGAGAATGCGCGCCACTTCACATCAACCACAACGCCCGCCGGACCGCTGATCTGTGCGTCGAACGGTTCAAACTGTACGCTCGGAATTGCAAAGACAAGCGATGTGTTCGCATCGAGCTTGAAGCCGATCTCCATAGCGACGGCTGCGCCCGTATCTGCCTTGTCCATCCACTCGGTCGATGTAAAGAGCGCTTTGAGACCGCCCGAGACCTTCATCAGCCCTTCGGGAATGTCCCCACGGAGGCCACCGCCGCCAACAACGTACTGATCGCCGTCGAGGTTTGCACTAATCTCCAGCGAGCCCTCCTTGACGATACGGCTCTCCGTGCCATCGATCTTGACGTAGGCATGATTCTGCGCGATACGCAGAAGTTTCGCCGCCTTTGCCGCACTGTCGTATGCCGTGCCGTCCTGCTCACGCGAGGCACCCATGACATTGAACTTGAACGTCATTTCGTTGTCTTGTCCGTAGTCGACGGAGAACGTGTTGATCTTGACGCCCTTGTAGCGCACATACTTGTTGAGATCGGGGAACGCCTTCTCCACAATGATAGAGGGCTGCGTGTCCTTGACCGTAAAGACATGCGTCTTGTTCGGCGCGGTGCCCGTCGTTTTAGGATCACCAAAAAGAGCCTTGAACATGTACCCCGAGGACATATAGTCCGCCGGCATTTCAATGTCGCCGTCCACGCTGACGCGGCCGAGTGCCGGCTGCGTATCATTGCGCGTGTTCGTGATTGTGTCCGACTCGATCAACGTCTGTGCCTTTGACAGATCGTTGCTGTTCATCGGCAGGACGACGCCTTTCTTCGTCCCCGGGGCGACCCCGAACGAGGCTTCGTAATCCATGGTCATCGCGGATTTATAGCCGCGTGCCTGTTGTGTTGCCATATACTACCTCCTGTTATTTTTCCACATAGACAATGACCTCCAGAGAGCAGCGACTGCCGACGAGGGGACGTACGCTGTCCCCGTCGCCCGCCGTCT